CTTACAGATTCGGCGTCCCCTTTAACTTCCTCGGTCACTACCATATGAGTTCGTACATCAAATTGTCGACCAATGAGTTTCCTCGACATATTGGGGACATTGAGATTGATTCTGCTGGGTCGGCAGACTACGCTCATGTGGAGTGGGTAGAACCACCCGCGTATGATCCAAAGACTCAGCGTTGTGTAGCAGGACCGCCGCAACAGATTGACGGCATTTGGTACTGGACATGGGTAGTGCGCGACGCTACACCAGAAGAGATTGAAGAAGCAAATAAACCGTTTGATCCAAACAACCCATTTAAAATTCGTTGATTGCCGCGTATAAAGCGGGTAAGATAACCGTACCGGCGCGGATCACCGGGGAATCTCAGGATTCAAAATGTCCGAAGAAGTAGCGATTGAAGCGGAAGTAGCGCCCGCGCCGGAACTGGAAGCCACGGCGGCCCCGGAACCTGTAGTAGATACGCCGGAAGTTGCGCCCAAGACATTCTCGCAAGAGGAACTTGATGCAGCAATTCAGAAACGCCTAGCAAGAGAACAGCGAAAGTGGGAGCGTGAGCGTCAAGCACCACCGCCCGTTGCCGTTGATGTTCCACCTGTAGATCAGTTTGATTCGGTTGATGCTTACGCAGAAGCCAAAGCAATTAAGCTAATTGAGCAGCGTGAACAGCAGCGCCAACAGACGGAGATTCTTGAGGCATATCACGAGCGTGAAGAAGAGGCTCGGATCAAGTACGATGACTTTGAACAAGTCGCGTACAACCCAAGTCTCAAGATTACGACCGTGATGGCGCAAGCGATTCAAGCATCTGATGCTGGCCCTGATGTAGCGTACTATCTCGGGTCCAATCCAAAAGAGACAGATCGCATTTCCCGTCTTAGCCCGATTTTGCAAGCAAAGGAGATTGGACGCATTGAGGCTAAAATAGCCAACGATGTCCCGGTCAAACGTACTACGTCCGCGCCCGCACCGATTAGTCCGGTAACTGCCAGAACTTCAGGCAATCCGAGTTATGACACGACCGATCCTCGGTCAACAAAGACCATGACTGCATCGGAATGGATTGAAGCAGATAGGCTGCGCCAGATTAAAAAGGCACAAGCTCAACATCGCTAACTTTTAAGGAATTACCATGTCAAATAGCATTCTTACGATTGACATGATCACCAGGAAGGCCCTGGAGATCTTGGAAAACAATCTGGTTCTTACCCGTAACGTCAACCGTCAGTACGACGATTCGTTCGCCGTTGAAGGCGCTAAAATCGGTTCTACCCTGCGTATTCGTCTGCCCGACCGCGCTCTGGTAACTGACGGTGCCGCCCTGCAAGTTCAGGACGACAACGAGCAGTTCACAACCTTGACCGTTTCGACCCAGAAGCATATCGGCGTGAACTTCACATCTGCTGAACTGACAATGCAGTTGGATGACTTCGCAGAGCGCGTTCTCAAGCCGCGTATCTCGCAGTTGGCTTCCAGCATTGACGCTGACGTTGCTAACTCGTTCAAAGCGATTGGTAACACGGTTGGTACTCCAGGCACCACGCCAGCTACCTCGTTGGTTCTGTTGCAAGCTCAACAGAAGCTGAACGAAAACGCTGCTGTGATGTCTCCACGTTATGCAACGGTTAATCCCGCTGCAAACGCTGGTCTGGTTGAAGGCATGAAAGGTCTGTTTAACCCAACTGATACCATTTCCAAGCAGTTTAAGAATGGCATGATGGGTACGGGCGTATTGGGCTTTGACGAGATCAATATGTCTCAGTCAATCAAGCAGTTCACAACGGGTTCGCGCACTGCAACCGGCGGCACGACTTCGGCAGCGGTTACGGCAGAAGGCGCAACCACCATCGCCATCACCGGCGCTGGTGCTAGCGCAACCGTAAAAATTGGCGACGTGTTTACAGTGGCTGACTGCTTTGCTGTGAACCCACAGACCCGTGAGTCAACTGGTTCTTTGTTCCAGTTTGTGGCTACTGCTGACGTTACGCTGAACGGATCTGGTGCTGGCAACATCACTGTTGCTCCTATGTTCTCAGCAAGCAACGCTTTGGCAACCGTATTGACTTTGCCTGCAACTAGCAAAGCCGTGGTGTTTGTTGGTACTGCCTCAACTCAGTACCCACAGAACCTCGTCTACCACAAGGACGCAATCACGTTTGCTACGGCTGACTTGTTGCTGCCGCAGGGTGTTGATATGGCTGCTCGCGCAGTACATAACGGTATTTCGTTGCGTGTCGTGCGCCAGTACGATATTAACAACGATCGTCTGCCATGCCGTATTGACGTTCTGTATGGGTTCAACACAATCCGTCCGCAGATGGCTTGCCGCGTCTGGGGTTAATTTAATTTAAGGAAATTATCATGGCTTTACCCAATGGCGCAGGCGGCTATCAACTTGGTGATGGCAACCTGACTGAAGCAGTAATGGGCGTACAAACCATTCCCGCAACCTTGACTGGCGACACTACGTTGACCGCTGATCAAGTGGTTATTGGTTTGGTTGTATGCAACAAAGGTAGCGATGCTACATTAACCGTGACTCTGCCCACAGCAGCGTTGCTTGATGTAGCCGTTCCTAGCGCAAAAATTGGTTCATCTTTTGAGCTAACTATTTGCAACAACAACAACGCTGGCTCATCGTCTACCGTTCCTGTTACAACAGGCACTGGTATTACGATTTTCGGCTCGGTTACTGTGGGCCGCTTTAGCGCACACACATACCGTTTTGTGCGTACTGGTGACGCTGCTTACTCGGCATTTTTGTTGTAATTAATAGGGGCTTCGGCCCCTATTTTTCAAAGGATTAGAAAATGGGTAATACAAAAGCTATTGGCGTTGCCTATAGCGATCAAGATATTGATGGCGGCACGATTGGTGCCGTTATTCCATCGACGATTGTTGGCACGACAATTTACGCTACCACTGAAATTGGCTACAGCGCAGCAGCACAGGGTACGGTTACGCAAGCAACTAGCAAGTCTACTGCAGTTACGCTGAACAAAAGCGCCGGTCAAATTACGATGAATAACGCATCGTTGGCGACTGCCACAAATGCTACGTTTACACTAAACAATTCTTTGATTAGCGCAAACGATGCAGTAATTTTGACTATTGCTGGTGGTCAAACAACCCCTGGTTCGTACAACATTTTTGCTAACTCTCTAGCTTCTGGATCGGTTAGTATTACGTTGCGAAACATCTCGGGCGGCACTTTGTCTGAGGCAATTGTCATCAACTTTGCTATCATTCATTGCACTGTTTAAACGGCGGGGCTTCGGCCCCTCCTTCTGAGGTTTACGATGGCAACATATTCGGCTGGCGATCAGATCAACCGCGCCCTGCGTTTGTTGGGGGTTCTGGCAGAAGGTGAAACCACCTCGGCGTCAGTGATGCAAGACTCGCTGATGGCAATGAATCAGATGATTGATTCATGGAACACTGAGCGTTTGTCGGTGTTCTCAACCATAGACCAGATTGTTGAATGGCCGGTTGGATCTATCAATGCAACGCTCGGCCCGTCAGGGTCTTTGGTTCGTCTAAACGGTACTGCTGTTCGCCCCATTCTGGTTGACGACGCAACGTATTTCCGTGATCCGCAGACCAATGTGTCTTATGGGATCAAGCTGATCAACCAACAGCAATACAACGGGATTGCGGTCAAGACCGTAACGTCTACGTATCCGCAGGTCATGTTCGTAAACATGACCTACCCAGATATTGACATCTTTATTTACCCAAGGCCCACGCGCCTGTTGGAATTTCATTTTATCAGCGTTCAAGAGTTGGCCGAACCGGCAACTCTGGCGACTACGCTGGCTTTCCCGCCAGGATACTTGCGGGCGTTCACCTACAACTTGGCGATGGAAATCGCGCCTGAGTTTGGAGTAGAACCATCGCCGCAGGTGATGCGAATCGCCATGACCAGCAAACGCAACCTCAAGCGCATCAACAACCCTGACGATGTAATGTCGATGCCTTACGCAATCGTTGCAACGCGCCAACGGTTTAACGTCTACGCCGGTAACTATTAATGAAAACGCCGATTCTGGGATCGGCGTATGTTGCTCGGAGCATCAATGCTGCCGACAACAGAATGGTCAATCTCTTCCCTGAGATTGTGCCTGAAGCCGGTAAAGAACCAGCGTTTCTAAATCGAGCGCCTGGGCTACGTTTACTGACTACTGCCGGTCAAGGTCCCGTTCGGGGACTATGGACGTATTGCGGTATTGCTTACATCGTCAGCGGCGACACGCTCTACTCAATGGCTGGATTTGGTACGCCGTCCGTTATTGGTACAGTTTCTGGTACAGGTCCGGTTAGCATGGTGGACAACGGCACGCAGTTGTTTATTGCTTGCGGTGGACCAAGCTACATCTACA